GCGACATAATTGACATAGACCCAGATTCAGTTGCCTTTCAATATCATTTCGAGATAAAAGACCAAAAAAAGCTAATGATTCCGAAGTGGTGGGAGCAAATTTATTCTGATTGTGGTTCAAAAATTCCTATTAATATATTTAAAATGAATGCTAAATTCTATTCGACAATGGAATTTGTAGATTGGTTGAGTTTACTTTCCGAGATACAAGAGTTAAAAGAAAGTATTAAAGATAAAGAAGATGAAATTATTGGACTTCAAGAACAGCTATCTAAATAGATATATGCAAGGCAATTTCTTGGCCGTCTGCTGCTCAATGCCTTGCGATGAAAGGAAAATTAATGATTGAATATGGCAATCAAATATTAACTTGCCCAGCTTGTAATTCTAGCAAGATAAAGAAAAAAGGATTTCATCACAATGCATCCGGACGAAGTAAACAAAGGTATAAATGTAATAATTGCGGCTACTCAACTATAGAACCTATGATGCAAGACAAAGAGATTATTGTCGAAAATGTCAAACTAGGTAAAAAAGCACAAAAAGCACAAGACAGAAATAGAATTGCAAATAAATCTTTTAGGGAGTTTGCAAGGCTTGATAATGCACTCAGTGAATATTCTAAACATCTTATAAGTATATTTCAAAAAACTCCTGTTCCAAAATTTGATAAAATAAATACAAAAGGCTCGACCGGAACTGGATTAATACAAATATCTGATACACACTTTAACGAGCTTGTTGATATGGAAAGTAATCAATATGATTTTGACATAGCATCAAAAAGGTTGAGAACTTTTATACGCAAGGCAAAAATTTATTTGGCGGCAATGGGATGTAAAAAAGTATTCTTAGGTATTACTGGAGATTTAATGAACTCAGATAGGAGATTAGACGAATTGTTATCTATGGCATCCAATCGAGCAAATGCAACATTTTTAGGAGTTTCTATATTAAAACAAGTAATAGAGGATATAAGAAAAGATTTTGAGTTAACTATAGGTTGTGTTAGTGGTAATGAAAGTCGTGCTGGACAAGAACTTGGATGGAGTGAAATAGTAGCATCTGATAATTATGACAATACAATCTATAATATATTATTTTATATTTTTAAAGATAAGTCTGATATACAATTTATAGATATGAAAAACTCCTTAGAATTGGTTGTAAACATTGCTGGACATAATGTTTTGCTAATGCATGGACATTCAGTGAAAGGCAAAATAGAATCTTCTGTTGCACAGGTTAAAGGTAGATATGTAGCACAAGGCTGTAAACTAGATTATATTATATTTGGCCATATACATTCTACTAGAATTGGAGATACTTATGGCAGAAGTGCATCGCTAGTAGGAGCTAACGCATACTCAGAAAAAGCGTTAAACTTAGAAAGTCGTGCCTCCCAAAATGTTTATGTATTTTATAATGATGGAAATAGAGATGGAATAAAAATTGATTTACAATCCTATGACGACAAAGGATATGAAATATCCAAAGAATTGGAAAGTTATAATGCTAAGTCAAGTAGTAAATTATCGCAAGGCAAAGTGATTTTCCAAATAGTAAAAATATAATTATAAATTAGAGCGGGGGGTTTTTATATAAACAAATTAACATAGAAAGGAGTACTTACCTTTTAATATAATTTGCAAATATATATTGGTTGGCTACTATCCCCCCCCTCTATAACAAGGAGAAAAAATGGCTAAAAAGAAATTTGAACCGGATGAACAAAGAGGTTTTATATTTAAAAACTCTTTTAAAAAAGAAGGAGATAATAAACCGCATTTTACTGGCGAAGCAAAGTTAGAAGGTAAAATTTATAAAGTAAGTCTTTGGAAAAAGCTTACGAAAAAAGGCGACCCAATGTTATCTCTTACATTTACACCACCAGTTGAAAGTAAAAAGTATTCTGCAGCTCCAGGTCAAAAAATCGAAGAAGATGACCTTCCTTTTTAATATTGGTATAATTACTTAAAATTATATTAAAAGTTGATTTAAAGGCTATTTTAAGGCTTTTTAGGATACTTCTTGCCTAAGAACTATACCTACAGAAAATATATTGTATGTTGTTTGGGTAAATTTTAAATCTGGTTTAGTAAATCTTACAGTATTAAAAGTGCTACCATCATCAGCAGAAAACTGAAATGTTAACTTTTGTCCTTTCACAGCATTAAATAATGCTTCCAATAACGACCTATCAGAAGAAGATAGATTTGTATAATTAAGTTCAAACTCTAATTGTTTTCCAAATTTTTCATTTGTGTAAATTTTACCACCATAAGCTTGATTTTGTAATATACCTTTATATGCAGTTGTTTCAACAACATCCATATCAGGCATCCTAGAGGGTGTAAAAGTTGGGCTATCGTCCTCAAATATATCTAAACTTGTAGATGAGTGTGAAGCAGCAGAAGTTCCATTTACACCTCTTACTACAGTAAGATTGTTTCCGCTGATACTTGTAATATGCATTTCTTCACTTTGTATTTTAATATTTTGACCAGCTACAAAATCACTTCCATCGTCAACAGGTATAGTCGTTGTAGAGCTATTTACCGCAGAAGCAAGTTCTGATGTGCTATTAGTGTCAGGAGTTGTATCTAATCTAAATCTAATGCCTTGCAAAGCCATAATGTATCCTTATAAAATTTCGAAAGCTGTTATTGATAATTTACCCAGCGTTCTTGATGTTGAAGTTACTATAAAATATAATCTATCGAAAGAATTGTCAGTAGAAGTTGTGCCTTTTGCCGCTAATCCAAAAGGAGATTGATTAGATGATGGGTCAAACTTTATATAATCTCCTACCTCTATACCATAAAAAGATGGATTTACTATATCAAAAGATAATTTAACTTTTGGGCCATTTTGTAAATGATTGTAATAATTAAAATAGTTTGTGCTCAAAGTGCCCTCAACATCAATTTCATTGTTAATCTCTTTAACATTTTCTGCTTGTATGTTATAAGTTGTTGATGCAGTGCTGTCGCTTAATTCTTTTATTTCTAAAAACTTATTAGTCGATGCCGGGTCTTTATGATAATTTATTTTAAATCTTGTGACAATCTTATCTAAAGGTAAATGCATAAATTGCAAATTTGTTATATCGTTGTCTGTAAGCTTAGAATGAGGAAATATTACTTTAAAAACTGCATCATTTTCGTCATGACTAAAAGCGTTTATTGATGGAAAAAGATTTCTTTCACAATTAGAAAAACTTACATCTGCTCCTACTATTGCCACATCAGTTAAAAATACTTTAATATATTCGTAAACTCCGGTAGTTGCCTCTATTGCAATTATATCTCCATTAAGTAAAGTGTCAGAACCTGTATAATCAACTCCAAAAGTGCTATCTGTTGTGTTGATACCTGAACCTCCACTTGTTTGCAATGTTCCAATGTTTTTTAAATATGGTTTTATTGTAGAAGCTGTAGTGCTTGTAGGCAAAAATCCTGGAGATGTATAGTCAAAAGTTCCATCGTTTTTATATCTCATAATAAATCTACCTAAATGCTGTAGCTTTTTTAAAATATCTTCTATTTTTTCTTTTTTTGTAATATAGTAATGAAGATTTCCCAACAAGAATGTTCTTAAATCAGAATAAGAATCAGGCCTATTCCCACTTGTAAAAGTATTACCCATAAAAGTTTCACATAAATATCTATGAGCTTCTATAGGTTTAGTAATTAAAGAGCCACTTAAAGAATGTCCATCCTGACCAGAATATAAAGTTTTTATTCTGTTGATTATGTCATTAGTGTCTTGTTGGCTGGAGCTCGTTTCATCCAACTGCGTGGTAATTAACCACTGTGGCTCTACATCAAAATCTAAGTCGTAAGTATTCGGACCATTACTAGAACTATTAAAAACAAATGAAACAATAACTTTAGATGGCAAACCGCCAGTATTATCGTTATCATTAGTAATACTGTTTTGATTCGATACGATGTTAGTTACAAAATGAGTATCTATGTCAGCTATGCTTAAAATCTGGTCACCCGCGACAACCCTACTTACTGTTTGATAATTAGTAATTTGAGCAGTATCGCTACTACCCCAAAAAACATTTAACTTGACTTGATATGTAGTAAAATTATCTATATCTATTAATACATTAGAAAACTTCAATTTTAATGTTATAGCTTCTGGACTACCTTTTACGCTTCCTATATTG